TCTTGTCTGCTGCGATGCGAACCTCGTCGTAGCGGTCTCGGAGCGTTTCGAGGGCTGCTCGAGCTCGGATCACACCGGTTTCGATTTGGCGGACGGTGTCGGTGGCGACCCGTTCGAACGCTGGGATGAAGTTGGCGATGAGGTAGTCGACGAGCTGGTTGAAGTAGGGGAGGAGGAGCAGTCCGACGGTTTCTGACACCTGCGAGAAGGCGACTCGCATCTTGTCGCTGGCGTTCGCTGTCGCTTCCGCTGTTCCTCCGACCTGCGCTTCGATCTCGGACAGGATGAGGTCTTGTGCCTCGAGCATCTGTCCCGACTCGACGAGGCTGGCGATGAAGTCTTTCTGATCTTCGGTGAACGTGATGCCGGAGCGGGACAGGGCGGAGATGCCTTTGATCGGGTCGTTGAGAGCCTTACCGAGCTGCTTGGCGTTGTCGGTGGCGGAACCGAATCCGGCTGCTGCCATATCGAGAGTCAGAACAGTCGCTCGATCGAACGCTCCTCCTGCTTCGTCTGCAGAGACAGCGAGCTCCTTGAATGTGAGCAGCAGGGCTTGCGACTCTTTGATGGTGTTCTGGTTAACACCGGTAAGTCTGGCTTGTTCTTCGGCGAACTCTCGGAGTCCGTAAGCAACTGTTGAGGCTTGGTCTCCGAACAGTCCCATTGAGGTGGCGATCTGTTCGAGGCGTGCGTTGGCGGTCGCTGCTGCTTCTCCTGCCTGGATCGATTTGATGGCGAACGCTGTTGCTGCGCCTGCCATAGCGATTCCGGCTGCGCCAACGATCTTGGCGGTCTGTTTCGCTGTAGCACCGAGTTTGCCGAGGGCACCCTCGGCTTGACCCATCCCCTGTTTGAACCGACGTGGGTCGGCGTTGACGAGGACATTGATGACGGAACGACCTGCCACGGTGGAATCCTAATCCAGTCCGTACTGTTTGATGAGGCGGTCGATGCCTGCGTCGTACACTTCGAGCACCTGGTTCCGTCTGGCGTCGAGGGCGTCGTACAGGAATGGCTGCGGTCGGATGCCTTGTGCGTACCAGCCGAAGTGGATCGGTCCTGCGTAGTTGTATCCCTGTCGACGGTATCCGGCTCGCACTCGGGCTTGGCGTTGGGTGCCTGCCGCACGGAGCGTGGAGGCGAGTTTGCCAGTGCGTCTCGGGATGATCGCTGCCGCTTTCCCTTCGACGACTTTCGCTGCGTCGAGGTTGAGGTCTTTGAGTGCTCCTTTGGCTCCGTCTCGATCGAGGTCGTCGGTGATCCCTCGAATCTTCTTCCGGAGCTCTTGCACGCCTTCGATGCGGACCGGTTGCCGTCTGTCTACGATCATCGCTTCTTCGCTTTCGCCTTCTCTGCCTCTTTCGCCTGGTCCTTGAGCACTGCGAGGATTGCTTCGAGCATCCTCTGGTCCTCGAGGAGGTGTTGTGGGGCGATGCCTGTGGCGACGGCGACGGCTGCGACGGTGTAGGTCAGGCTGTCCCGTCTAAAGGGGCAGTACCCTCGTCCACCACTTCGACGGTGACGATCTCGTCGAGCCACGAGTCGAACGGTTTGACGACGACGCCTGCGTAGTGCTGCGCCTTCCATGCCAGCCAGTAGATGTGTTCCATCTTCAGGTCGTTCTCGAATGCCTTACCGATTCCTGTCTTGAATTGGCGTTCGAACTCGACTTGGACTTTCGGGGAGACGATGAACTCTCCCTGCGGTCCGTCTGTCGTGACGACTCGGAGTTTGACTTGGATCATGGGCAGTTACTCCTTGCTGGTTGTTCAGCTCGTGGCGGTCGTGATCGCTCCAGAGACAGGCCAGGTGACGGAGGCGGTGGCGAGGTCGCCAACGGCTCCGTTCAGCAGTGGCCATTCGGTGACGAGGACCGTCATCGTGAACGACGGGTTGGTGGCCGAGGTGGTCTCGTTCACTGGCTTCACAATGATCGAGGTCGTTCCGCCCACCAACGGTGCGATGGTGCTGTGGACTTCTGTCGCTGCGAAGTCTTCGTGGAAGTCGAGGGAGATGCTGTGGTCTCCGAGACCGGCGATGCGGGTGACAGCGGTGTCTCCGAAGGCGGTGGTGGCGACCTCGGCGTAGGACTCGGTCAGCGTGACGCTGCCGACGTGGTCCTCGAGCTGGACTCCACCCACGCTGATGGAGGGGTTGGTGAGAACAAACTTGGCCATTGCTTACTGCTCCTCGGGAGGGGTTTCGGAATCGGTGCCGTCGGGCAGGTCCGGCTTCGGTGCGACTTTCGTCGCCTTGTGCGGGGCGATGTGTCCCGACTTGAGCAAGTGTAGGACATTGCCATGTTGGAGATCGTCATCGGTGACGACGGTCCCTGGTGCGAATCCGCAGACGCTGCGGGTCGAGGTGATGAGGTACTTGGCCATGTCTGCTCCTTAGGCGTGAATCCTAACAGCGAAGTCTGCTGCGAGGTAGTTGGCGTCGCCTTGTGTCAGCATTCGGATGTTGTCTGCTCTCTCGACGAGCAACGTTTGGATGGCTCCTCCGAGGGTGCGGTCTGCTTCGATCGCTGCTCGGATTGACTTGGTTCCGCTGTAGGAGATGTATTCGAAGAGGCTGCGTTGGGCTGCTCGGTCTGCGCTGCGTCCGACGATGATGGTGACGGTCCAGCGGTGTTGGGCGTCTCCTCCTGCGAACCCTTCCCAGTAGTTGATGGTGTCGGGGAGGACGAATGCGCAGGGTGGTGCGAAGTTGTCTGGGACGTGGTCGAAGACTCGGAGTCCGGTGATGGTGGCGAGCCTGGTTTCGAGTCCGTCGGCTTGCTGTTGGACGGTGGCAGGCATTAGGCGACGAGGACGGGGTCTCGGCGGTATGGGGCGAGGAGTGCTGCTGCGACGGGGTGCATGGCTTGGCGAAGTCGCATGATGCCGATGTCTCCGAAGCCTGCGATGCCGAGCGGTGCGTCTGCGCTCTTGAAGATTGACACTCCCTGGATTTGGGCTGCTTGTTCGACGGGTTGTGGGAGGTAGTGATCTACTCCGTCTGGGTTTGCCCATCCCCAGCGTGCGGTGACTTGGACGACGGCTTGTCCGTAGTCAGATGGCCATTCTCTGCTTTGGACCGCTCGCAGTCTGGTGTATGGCCAGGTCTGTCCACCCATCTTGCCGTTCAGTGGTTCGAGCTGGTAGTCGCCTGCTGCCCAGGTGGTTTCGAACACGCCGTCGTCGTCCTCGTCTGTCTTGACGATCAGTCCGGTGGTGGTGGAGATGTCGTCGACTTCGACGAGCCACGGTGTGGAGGCGACGAACACTCGGGCGGTGGCTGCTGCCTGTTGGACGAAGTGCCGGTCGCAGTATGCCTGCACCATTTGGGTGGCTGCGTCTGCAGCGAGGGTCAGCCTGTTGTCGTCGACGCTGTCGCTGATTCCGAGGAGTTCTTTGAGGTCGTCCTCGGTGACGAGCCTGTCGGTGAGATGCGCCATGTCTATTCCTCGGGTCGGTACGCAACGCAGCGGATGTCTGCCGGTCGGCGTTGTACGTCCACACGATAGCGCACGAACCCTGCGTCGCTTAGCCAGCGGGTGAGGTCGTCGGGATGGATGTTGGCGTAATGCTCTTGTGGTCTGAGCTGCATGCCGTCGATGGCGGAGTGTGCTGCTCGTCCTGGTCCTGCTGCGGTCATGATGAACATTCCGCCTGGTTTCAGCATTTGGAATGTCTGGTGGATGATGTGTTCGGCTCGTGGGGTGTGCTCGAGCATTTCTGTGGAGACGACGCAGTCGACCGGCTCGTCGGGGAGGTAGTCGGCTGCGTCGCAGACGACGTCGACTCCTGGTCCTTCTCCGGTGTCGACTCCGATGTATTCGCTGTCTGGGAAGAGGCTGCGGACGCTGCCGTTGACGTCTCGAGCTCCGAGCTCGACGACGGTTTCGAAGGTGTGGTTGGCGGTGGCGTCTTTGACCCATTGCATGGCTTGCGGGTGCATGGTGTGCCTTTCAGCGTAGGTAGGTGCGGATTCTTGCTTTCCAGAGTTGTCCGTCGTGTTTCGAGTGGGATTGTCCGAG